GCAAACTGTAACATCTGTGACAGATGAGCCATCTGCTGATCTTTTGATCCATTACCTAATGCCACGGATACAGTGCAGTCCATCTTGTCGTTCCACATATCAGGACGTACCGGAACCCACTGGTTTCTCAGCATGACTACTCGCTCCTTGTCCTGATTCTTCAGGAGGAGTTCGTAGATGCAACGCATCAGTTCCTTAACGCCTGTCTCGGCAAACTGTCTAGCAATTAACTCTACCCTACTCTGGGCATTACTCATCACAGCATTGACCGCTGTGGCCGTTGTGTGGCTTGTCAGAGCGTCTGCATTAAGCCCTTGAGTGTTCTTGTTTACTCCGGTTCTTGATTCCCTTACGTCATCAAGGTAGCCTAGCATCTGGAATGATTCCGGCTGTAGGGGAGGAGTAGCCAACGGCATGACTGCGTTGGGAGATTTAACTCGTACCACACCGCCCGGACGCTGGGTTAGGAGGTCATCTAAATTCGCTTGACCCTCAAGGACTGCATATCTACCAAAGTTCTGGTTGTAGGCATTGTCCATCAGATTACGCATCAGCGTACTCTTGATTAACTGTAAGTCCATCACAAGATCAGCGACAGACATACCAAAGAACTTATGGGGAATCTTTATCGGGGTAATAGATACAAACGGAGTCTTGTCTACTTCCTCATTAGAGAAGATATGATCTCCTACACTGCATACCTTCCTGAGTTCGGCAATCCCATCCTCATCGTAGTCTGTTTTAATAAAGGATTCATGTAGCCAATATTCTCTGAGGGCTTCTTCTCCTGTCTCGTTTAGACCAGACCCCCATTGGTTAGAGTCATCAAACTCGTAACGTGCAAGGCGTTCTGCATTGTAGACTTCGGCATTATACCCTGCACCCAATTCTCCAACATCCCAATCATCTCCATACATCTCTCGGAGTTCGGATACGGTCTTTCGTACACGGTGGCAGACAAACCTTGCGCTCTGGATATCTTTGGCTTCTCTTGAGATCAGGAATTCATCAGGCGGAACATTCTCAATCTTGATCTTACCGTTGTAATCCTTTCTGTGGATAACTACGTCATGGTAGGTTACTTCGTCGTAGTATTCCTCATGCTCAATTACTTCTACGTCTTTGTTTGCAGTGAGGACTTCAAACTCCATATCCGTAAGGCCACGATACTCTTCACGCTGAGTCTCTGGGTATTCATCCCACCATACCTTTACGATACCATTCTTCTGGAGGAGGGCATCATGGAACCACGAATAGAGGATTTCCCAACCGGGATTGTCTTTTGTGAAAACGTAATTAACGTAATCAGTGGCCTGCTCTGCGGCCTGCACATCTTCCGGGCCATGAGGGGTGAACTTCACCATCTCATCACCAGACGCAAACACCCTCATCAAAGAGGGTTTAATCCATTCGATTGTGTCTTGCACCGTAGAATCAACGTATTGACTACGGCCATCAACCTCATTACCAAAGGGAAGGGCGTAATAATACTTGATCGCCTCTTCTCTCTGGACGGAGATTTCGCCATCGTACCCAAGAGAATCAGTGATCTCCTGATGGATGCGTGACATTAATTCTTGATCTGTATCAGACAATTCCGTAATTCCTATAAGTTATTTCATTAGTCCAAGTTGGGTCAGACCCCGCTATTGCGTGTCTTTGAGATTGAAATGCGTATCGGGTAGCACTCATAAGGTCATCCCTTATGGCTACCACCTTTCCTTGTTTCCTGTGGTACATCCTAAACTCTTCAAACCAGTCGCCCAAGGTGTTGAATACCTTGAATCTACCATCCTCCATAGACTGTATCATCGCCATTAGACCCTCTTCGATAGAGTTTGAGCCTTTTGTCTGGCCTAATGCGGGTGGGTTTGTGAAGTGTTCTAGGAGGAAATTACACCCATGACTTCTATACTGGTCGGCTAGACCCGGATTCCCCATGCTATCCCTGCGGTTTCCGTCATGTGGGTAGGCAATGGGGATGAAGCGCGGCCTTTGCTTAATCATTTCAGCGTGAACAGCCGGACTAGCCTTCGATGCTCTATAACAGTCATAGACATAAAAGGTATCGGTTTCATTATCTATCGCACACCATACTACTGCGGTAGGGTGATCCCAACCGAAATCAATAGCCGCAATTCTGGGCCAGTGATCTTCGATTGATATAGGATCAATCATCAAATCTTCTTCGCTGACAGGGAAGATAAGACCGGAACCAATGCTGGGTCTGCCATATCTTCTCATTTCCCTCTCATGTGGAGAGTATGCGCTGAGAATCTGTTTCATAACCGGCT